CGAACGGTCACCGGTGCGAGGTACCTACACAACGACCTGGGACGCAGTGGCTGGGGTCGCCCTATTGGGGGTAGCTCCCCAAGTGGTGGTGGATCTGTGGCGCTGCCTCTTCTCGGGCGATCTGCCAATGTGGCAGAGCAGTTTCCCAATGCCCCGTGGCCCAGATCCTGGCTACGGATTTGCCCTCGAGCCGTTCCTGTTAACAACAACCCTGTGGGGTCCTAAAGGCGACAAAGCAAACTTGCGCTTTGCCTTGCCTCAGAATGAGACACGTGAGGACACGGATGATGCGCTCTGGAATGCACGGTTGGCATATTTGTTGGTGACGGGTGCGATACCCGCAAGCCATACGGGGGCAGCTCTCGGGTCATCAGTGCCCGCCGGCTACCTAGTGAAACAGAGATCACCCCAGCCAAACTTCACCACGCAAGGCGCGATGGCCGTCTCACAGGTGTCGGCCAACACGGTTTGGTTCCCTCGAACAGATTCGGAAGGCACACTGATAGACCCTGTAGCTACGAAGGCCAACTGGACAGCTATGTACCTGATCTATGCACGTACAGCTCGTTTCGCTCTGGAGGCATGGCAGGTAGGAGAGATTGTCCAATACGACACGGTGCCCACGGGCGGCGCCAACGTAACTGGCTTCTGGGCGGACAAGCGCAACAAGGAACAGGCTATCGCCCAACCAGGTACTGAGGGTGCAAAAAAAGATTCTGGCAGTGGTTCAGCGACACAATCACTGCCGGAGAAGGCCCCGACGGCCGAGTTGACCCTGATGGTCTAAGGCTCGGGGAAGTGTCGCCGCTGAGTGAGAGAATCTCAAAGTACGTGCAGCACTATGATGGCAAGTTCTGGCCCACACACTTGATAGCCAGCATACTAGTGAAAGCCTCCCTGGACATAACTCCCAGTCATTGGGACGACCTTCGAGCTTACACGAGTCTGCTTCCTCCGCAAGCGTGGGACAAACTAACCCTTCAAGCCTTGGGGCAGGTAGTACCCATGACCACGGGCACATACAAGGAGGTCCCCCTCAATATCACGGCGGGCGACTTCACGGACGAGGAAGCTCGGGCCACCTTTCCCCCTCGTAGCGCAAAGGATCTAAGCATCCGTCGCAGCCGGATGATAGACTGTTTTCAAAATTATAGAGCTGCAGGCCTGGAAGCAGAGTGGGCGCGTATCATCAAAAAACTTTCAAACCTCGATTACGTTCATGTCTGCAATATGGCCAACGCACATCAACTGTACCTCGACCTTGGGTACAGATTTATTGATTTTTGGGCGGACCGGGGAGCCCTGTTCGACATCGTAACCTACACAAAGGCCGCCAAAGCGGTAAACGACCTAGTGAAGGCACGGCCCTGCCCAATGATCCTAAGACAAATATTCGGTGAAGCGGGAGCGCTGACCGGTTACCGCAACCCTCCCTTCCCCGGCTTCGACCTGATAGAGGAAGCACGTTCCCTCGCTAATGGGGGGGAACCGCATGGGATGGAGAATTGGCGGTCCAGGTATGAGAACCTGGCCCGGTCAATCACCTCGGAGGGCACAGTGCCACGGGTGCAGCCCATGGGACTAAAAGAATACATAAGGAGTGGCGCTTGGATCACCGCGGGCAGCTCGTCCATTGGACGGGTCACCTGGTCCACGTTGGGTGAGAAAGGCCATTTCAAAGCGAGAAAGAACTTCCTACTGTTTATCTATTCGGCCGACGAGCTCTACGAATATTGCAAGCGCAACCTGGGCAAAGACGAAAACTCAGTTTTACTAAAGGCGGAACTAGGAAAGTTGCGCTTGGCAGTGGCTTCAGATCTAGCAAACTACCTCGCCTCATCCTGGCTGAACTACTTGTGTGGACACGTTTACACCCAGTGGCAGGGAATGACGCTAGAGGAAGACTTCAACAAACAAACTAGTCGTATGTGGGACACAATGCAACAGCTTCAGGGCAAGTATTCACTACCATTCGACTATCAGGGTTTCGACCACCAACCAGAGACATGGGAAATCACTGTATTCCTGACCTACTACTACGCCCGCGGGATTGTAAATGTAACCACCGACGAGTATGAGGAATGGGAG